GGGTCCTGTGGGCATATAACTACTGGGAATACGTAACGCACGTAGCATTTTATTGTTAAAGTAGTTCAAGTCATCAATTTGACCCAAGTTATCACCACCCGGTAATACTTCAACTTTACTACCACGACCTTCTGCTGTTTGAGCAAAGAAATAATCTTCCAACATACTCAATGGATTATAGCTGGAATCCATGATGCTTTGACCACCACCTGTGCGGCTGGGAATTCTACGTTGATGAATTTCGTTTTTGACACGTTCCACAAAGCTCATGGCCATGTTAGCTGGCATGTTACCTACGTCGATATAGAATACACGACGTTCTGGAGCACGTTGCACACGATAAATTAAGATACTATCTTCTAACAAGCTCTTTTGCTGGAAGATTTTAAACACTGATTCTAGTACACTGGTACCAAATGGATAGTTTGTATCCATGCCTTCGCTTAGACTTAGGTGTAGCACGTGAGCGGCATCCACTGCTGTTTCTACATTGTTTGTATTGGTATTACCTGCTGTATTGGCACTGGCAAACTGCGTAAAAGCACTTTTATTAAACTGTGTTGGACCATAATTTTGATCCGCAATCAAAGGATTAGTAGCAACTTTTTGGCCTACATCTAAGCTGATGTTCTTGATAATATATTGTTCAATTTCACGTCCTTTACTTTGATTGATAACAATCTTGGTAACATCTGTTGGGTCAACATATAATAATTCGTATGTTTCTGGATCACGTATAAAGAAAATATCGCCTGATTTAATCACATTACGCACCATGCGCCATGCACGTTTGTTCCAGTCATTGATCATGCACCACTGACGTAGACTGCGTGTTATTACATTTACTTCAGCTTCAGTTGTGTCGTTAAAATGTTCTATGCTAAAAGGCAAATTGCTTTCGTAATCAAACTGCGTACAGAATTCAGCAATAGTATCTAATGCACCATTGATTTCACTGTCCATGTCCATGATTTCATACTGCATATAACGGTCAACACGATTAGGTGCTCCGGCATATACGTCTTTAAGCCAACTGCTAAACTTAGTAGTACTGCCGTGGTGATTACCAGAAGCGGCTTTTGACTGAGCTACTTCGTTAGCTGTTTGCGGTATTTGAAAATGTTTTTTCCAACTCATATTTTATCCTGTACTGTATTTATAGAATATTACAGTATTATTTAGGCACTGGCAAGACTTGCGGTTCTCAAGTATTTGTTGCTGTCATCTTGTAAGCTGGCTGTGCGTGACTGAATACTAATTTGAGCACTGTTGCTTGCTACCAAATCTTCCAGTAGATTTGTCTGTTTAGCCATTTGACGTTGATTTTCTGAATCTTTGGCTGCTTTTTGATCTATAGCTGTTGCCTGTGCTGTAGTAATATCACCGCTTATATTAGTTGACGGGTTTACTAAATTAGTCATGCTAGAATTAGAACTGGTACTAGAAGATCTAGTACCTCCCCATAAATTACTCCACCAGTCACTTAGCCAACCACCTAAACCAGTAAACATTCCTGTGACAGAATCCCAAAGATTTTTAATACCGTTGCTTATCCACGATCCTGCTTCTTTGATTTCGTCCCAGAAGAAATATATACCTGTGCCTAATGCGGCTACTGCGGCTACTGTTCCCCATACCGGTGCAGATATACCTGCTAATATTGCTCCGGCTCCGGCTAGTATTCCTTCTGCGCCAACTAAAAAACCAGCGCCAGCGCGAGCAATCCATGGTCCGATTTTTGTTAATGCTCCGCCGGCACCAAATAAACTTGCCATTACTCCTTCTGCACTAGTTACTAGAAAAGCACCTGCACGAGAAATCCATGGTCCAATTTTTGTTAATAATCCGCCGGGTGCAAATATTTGCTTGATACTGTCCATTAACACACCATTTTGAATTGCTGTTGCCAATGTTAATGCCCTAATAGCATTCATAAACATAGGAAATTCTTTAGCTACCCACGTTATTAACGCACCTCCCCACTTTGACAGTGCGGCACCGGCTGTTGCTAATGCAGTACCAAACCATGGAACTTCTTTGGCTACCCATGCTATTATAGGAATCCACGTTCCTAATATTTCCGCAACTGTACCTAAAAATTCTAACGTTTTGCCCATGGTAGATTCAGCATCGTTTTGTAACATTGCGGCTCCTGCTGACTTTATACCAAAACCTGCCAGTGCCAATGTGGCAAATTTTAATTCTGTAGAAAATTTACTGACGAATTCGCCTATTTGACGACCAAAATTATACGAAGATTTATGTAAAGGCGATCTTGTAGTTCCACCGTTAGTTCTTGTTGATTTTTCTTGTAAAAGAGGCCCGACGAAACCTTCAGGAGCCACTTTACTTGCTCCTAATAAAGCAGTCGAACCTCGTATTACAGCAGTCAACGCCGTTACTGCTGTGGCCAGAGCGCCAAACCCAGCTACCAAGACACTACCTGCTGTGGCCAATGCTAATAATCCGCCAATAACAGAACCTAATCCCGTGTCGCTTAATATTTCTCCAAACATAACCAATGGTTTTAAAAGTATTCCTAATACTGTAGTAAATCCATTTAATACATCAATGAACAATGTCCAATTGATACCATTGATTAATTTTAAGAATGGTATACTCAATGCCATCAAATTGGCCTGCATGTCACGCACAGCGGCATTAAAGTCTTTGGCAGTTTGCTCTCGTTTTCTTGCTTCTACTCTATCTGCATCATTATAAGTTCGTGCTTCTTTGGCCATCTCTAAAATTGCACGAGCACCATCGCCGGCTGCGCCGTCCAGCAAAGACATAGTACGCAATTGATCGCCGCGTGTATCTACTTCGTCTAAGATTATATTGCGTAATCGTTCTCTATCTGCTTCTGTAAGTTCTCCGCCGTTTTTAATCAATTGTGCTTGACGATCCATTTCACTGTAAACTGCGCTACTGGCCGTAAGCATATTTTTACCGCTTTGTGTAATGGCAAAAGGCAATCCGCCCAAACTGGTCTTGGTAAGATCACTGGCTATTTTATCACCGGCTTCACCAAATAATGCTCTATAGTTTGCAGCCATTTTTTGTACTTCGCCTGATATTTTACTACCAGCCATTCCGGCACTTTTAATAAAACTGGCTACCAATGGATCTTGTGCCAATTTCATAGCACTTTGCGACATTTCCATAACACTCTTGCCTGTGCGAGCTGCCAAGTCATCAAATTCTTTACCCAGCGTTTTAGAATTTTTAATTACAACATCCTGTGCTTGACGTCCTTTATAACCTTGTGCTACTGCTACTTTTAACTGCTGTGCCGCAAACATGGCATTTTCAGCATTGGTCATGCCCAGATTACCCATGCTGGCTGTGGCTTGCCTGACTTCGCCTACTAATGTTGCAAAGTTTTTAGCACCTTCAGTAGCACCATTGCCTAACATGGCAAACCCGCCGCCGCTTTCGTCCAGGGCTTTGGTAAATGTGGTCATGTCTACGCCAGCTGTTTTTGCCGCTATAGCAAAATCCATAACATCGCCAGCAACACCACGCTTAAGGCCTTCGCCTATTTTATCCGAATAATCAAATAAATTCTGAACTAATCCTATTCCTAAACCAGCAAGTGCGCCACCAAAAACTTTTGTACTGGATAATAAATTTCCAAAGCCGCCGCGCAAAGAGTATGACATCGACTTTAAATTACTTAACGCATCTTCAAACGTCAGAGATTCTTTGTTTATGCCTTGTTGATTTTTAATAGCATCCGATAATTCAGCATTCAAATCACTTGTATTTGCTATTTGTTCTTTGATCTGTAGTTCTTGCTTGGCTAAATCACTTTTACCTTTGGTAATTTTGTCCGTCATTTCGGCTACTAATTTAATTAGTCGAGACATTTGACGGTACGTACTAGCGCCATCCAAGCTGAGGTTTATAGGAGTACCGTCTGCTAAATTACCGGTGATTTTTACTGATTCTGCCATTAAATATATATATAAATACAATATCACTATTGTATCTAATATTTATACGGAGAAAAAGCATGGAAAATACAGTTGAGCAAATTAACCCACTAAAAGCCTATTTTAGAAAACCTGGCATTTGGATTAAATTGCCAAGTCAAGGAAAGTTCTACAAACAACAGCCGGCTGATTTAAACGACATGGGAGAAATTCCTATATACCCTTTAACTGCAAAAGATGAGTTAGTTCTTAAAAATGCCGACTCTTTGTTAAACGGCAGTGCAATTACGCAAGTAGTAACCAGCTGTGCTCCTAGTATTATCGATCCAAATAACATGCCTGCTGTAGACTTAGACAGTATTTTAATAGCTGTAAAACGTTGCACTTATGGTGAAAAAATGAATGTCAGTACCAAGTGTACTTGCGAAAATGCCAAAGAGCACGAAATTATCATTGACTTAAATGCCATGATTGCTAATATTAAACTAATCGAAGAAACTACTCCTATTGAATTTGATAACGAAGTCAAAGTATTTGTTAGACCCGTTACAGTTAAAAATATATTGAGTTTAAATTGGGTTCAGTATGAACAAGTAAGATCACTGCAAATTGCCGAACAACAACAGGTTGATGAAAAAACCAAGTTAGACATGTTGCAACAAAGCTATAGCGCATTAACTAATGAAAGTGTAAAGGTAGTATCCAGCTGTATCGACACTGTGTTACTGCCAGACGGTACTGCTGTTAGTGACGTTAAAATGATCAATGAATGGGTAAGCGACCTGAGCAAAGCAGATTACAGCTTATTAGAAAAAGCAATCATGGATACCAATACAAAAGGTGTCAATAAAGAATTTACTGTACAATGCCCGGAATGTAATGAAACATATACCAGTACACTAGATTTGAATCCTACAACTTTTTTCGCATAAGGCTTTTGGCTCTCAAATCGGGCCCTGACATATTGAAGTTTCTAACTAGCTTAGAAAAAGAATCAAAAGCCTTAATCGAAGACATAGCTACATTGGCCATATACTCGAATCAGAGTTATGATAACTTGTGGAATTTAACTTTGGATGAACGTATAATATTCACTAAGATACTTAAGGATAAAATAAGTCTAGAAAAAGGCATAAAACCCAAGAACGAACTTACTCAAGAAATGCTTTAAGATTATAGTTGTTCGGAGAACAACCAAGATTTACATTTTACTTACAGTAAAACACAAATCTTAATATTCTTTTCTTTACTATTCTCATCATTAACAACAATACTTATATGACAGATACTTGTCAAGGTTTTGCAGTCGTACTTCGCCCTGTTAAGGACGAAAAGTAAAAATTGGAAAATCCTGTCGGAGGCCCATTATCGTAATCTATTACTACAACTATTTCTAGTAAAGGCGGTTACGCTGTACCTTTTTACGTAGCTCTTCTATATAACGCAGAATCAAGTAGCCAATAGATATACATCTTGATTCTTGTAGGTTGCAATGACTCAGCAGTGCCTACTCTTTTTGGTCATACTATACATTTGCCAACACGTTTCATACCCAGTGTTGCGTCCTGTTAAGGATAGTGGCAATCATGTCTCTGCTACTGCTCAGAAGTTCCTTCCCTGCGACACGTAGTCCAGTTATTGGGCACCTAAATTAACTTGCCAGTGCGGGCATTATCAGTAGTGTCTTGGTGGCTGTTGCCGAATTTAAATTTTGTTGATTATGTGTGAGCCGTGAACTTTAACAGCTATGATGCCATTATAATAATTTGTAGATTCTAGTACTTTTCGTTCGAATTGTTCGCGTGCCTCGGTGTATGAGCATATTGCCTTACTATTGCAGTAATGAAGTATTTGTCTTTTAAAATTTTCTGTGCCTAGTGTTTCAACGTCTTTGAGTAGTTCCAAGTTTGAGCCATAGTATAGTTGCCAGTCGGAATCGATTTTGCTTCGAATCTTCTTTTTCTTTTTAGTGCCGTTTTTTAGCTTTACAGTCTTATATGTAGTTTTAGCAAATTTAGCCAGCTTCTTGCCTACATACATACGACCCGAAACTGTGTTGGTGATAAGATAAACAAAACCAATACAGTCCTCGGGCAGTGATTCAACAACGGTATCTTGATAATACCAAGTCATTGATTATTTTGCAGACAAAGCAGTTTTGGCTTCTGTAATTTCTTTACGACGAATTTTAACCAATTTAGCAACTTCTTGTAGTGCCTTACGAGCACGAGCTGCCGCTGCCTTTACACCTTTATTTGTAAACTTTTCGTTTTCTGCAACGTATAGTTCGAATTGTTTAACAAGTTCTTCTTGTGTGTTTACTGTTGTTTCTTCTGTCATTTTTTTATGCCTCTATCATTTCAATATCAGTATTGAAAGTGGTAAATCCGTTTTCTTTGACTACCTGTAGAATGTTATTTACACGCCCTACCAGTTCATCGCGGTGGCTAATCAAGAAGATATTCTTCCGATTTTCTCTAGCCATCTTTTTCAATAAGCCTAAGGCGTTTTCAACACCATTGGCATCCATACCGCTGTCGATCATTTCATCAATGAACAACAAGTTGATGGGTCTATTTAAGCTTTCGTACACGTCTCTAAAAGCCCAACTTAATCCTAGAATCAATCTATTACGCTCGCCACGACTTAAATTGTCAAAGTCAAACTCTTGACCCATTTGGGTAATATCCACTTCCAAATCACTGCGGAATTTTACTTCGTGCGGTAGTGTCAGCTTTTCTAAATAATGAGCCAGTCTATGATTCAAGTAGCTCAAGTTTTGTTCAATGATACGTTTTCGAATAAAACTATCCTTGCTGGTTAATAACTTTAACAAAAACTCTTGGTGCTCATTGAGTTTAGTTAAGCTATTGATCGTTTCAAAATTAATTTCTTCTAACGCACTGGTACGCAAATGTTCAATTTGTTCCACATAAGGATCCAAGTCTAATGCTCTGCGTTCAAATTGATCCTGTGCAGTTTCCAATGTGCTCTTATGATTAACGGCATCATCTATGTTGGGATACCTAACTGCGGGTGCAGTGCCCAGTCGTCCTAAAGTTTTAACAGCATCATTGACCAAAGCCAGTGCAGTTTCTTCTTTGGCAAGATCAGTATTAATGCTGTCAACTGCTGATGCCAGTTCTGCCATCATTTCTTCTTGCTTGCTGTCGTGAATGTCTTGCCCGCAAGCGTGACATTGATGTGCTTGAGCCTTGCCAAGAGCACTGGTCAATTCCAATAAATTAGTTTTTAATCTTTTGACAGCACTGGTATGAGTAGCAATATCTTTGTTATGACGTTTAAGTTCTTTTTCATTGGCTTGCCATAGACTTAACAGTTTGTGATTTTCTAATTCTTGAGCAATGTCAATGTTTTGTAATTCATTAATGGCAGCCGCAAGTTTTTCCAAGTCGTCAGTTTGTTTAGACTGCCACAAGCGGCTGCGACGTTCCAAGTCTTCTATGCTGTTTTTAATTTTATTGTTGGCATCGCCAATAGCTTTAATTCTATATTCTTCTTCTTTGATCATGTCTTTGGTATTTTTGATCAAGTCTTTGAGCAGTACTGCCTTTTCACTTAATTGTGTGATGCCCAGCAACTGTTCAATAATGTCACGTTGGTCATTGGTTTTCAAACTTAAAAACGGCTCTGTATAAGTGTTGAGTGCCACAATGTGTTTAAACATATTATGACTCATGCCCAGTAAGCGTTCAATTTCAGCTTGGGTTTCTTTGTTTTCGCCTTGTTGTTCTTCAGATTCTGAACTGTCCATTTCTTTATCGTCCACAACAAATCTCAAGACATTGGGTTTACGCCCACGTTCGATTCTATAACTGTGTCCTTCGCTTTCGAACTCGCAAGTAACCAACATGTTTTTTGTGTTAGTCTTGTTGATCAAGTTGTCCTTGCGAATGTTGGTAAGTGCGTTGCCATACAAGGCATAGCTTAATGCGTTGACAATGGTAGTTTTACCTGTGCCGTTGCGACTGCCATCGCCGCCTAAGTCTAAGTTATTACCTAAAACCAATGTAAGTCCGTGTTGATCTAATACAACGGCTTGAGTTACATTGCCTACACTGAGAAAATTCTTAATAGTTAGATTTTTAATTTTAATCATCTGTATATTATATATGAAGTCCGTTGTAAATGTCAATGAGTACTTGGGTGTCAACTACATCGCTATCAATGGCTGCAAGTTGCTGTACAACAATTTGATCTACTGATTCAAAGTGTACATCACCGCTCCAGTCCTGTACATGCTCTTCCCGCTTGGCAGGTATCAAACTGATTTCACGCAGATTATATGTTTCTTGCCAAGTTTCTTTTAAAAAGTTTGCTTCTTCAAAACTAATGTCAGCGTCGCAGGTAACACGCAGGAATGAATTGGCATTCATATACTTGTCAGGATTTTCAATTAGTCGGGTCAAGTCAATGGTTTTAAAACTTGGAGCGTCGGGCCATCTAATGTATTCTGGTTTACCGCCAAAGTCTAAAATCATCATGCCACGGTCATCATCCCACGCATCAGCATAGTTGTGAGGAAAAGCATTGCCAATGTAATGTACATTGCCTTTCTTTTGACGCAAGTGGAAATGTCCACTAAACACCATTTCTTGATTGGGAAAGTGTTAACTGTTGAGTCCGCCATGATCTGGCATTTCTACCATGGCATTCATTTTAAAGCTGGGCAGTTCAAAATGACCAAAAGCATAACGACTGCCCAGTCGCTTCATTTTAGTCCATTCTTCGCCTACAAGCCAAGGAACTAAACTGACATTGCCTTCAGTTAGTACTTCATTGACCAAAACAACATTGTTTAATTGTTTGATAAATGGCAAACTGTTCAAGTCTCGTTTTTCACGATAGTACAAGTCGTGATTGCCAGGAATAAAAAAGAAACGTTCAAAGTTTTTACTGATATGCTCAATGGCATTGACAGTATAATTCAAAGTACTGACGTTGACAGTAGCACGATGATGATGCCAGTCGCCCATGAAGATTGCTGTGTCGCAACCGCGTTCACGAGCAGTCTTACAAAACCAATGAACAAAAGCTTCGCAATCATCATTATGATGTTTGCTGTTTTGTCTCATACCAAAGTGAATGTCCGTGAATACGGCCGCACGTTTGAATAAATCTGTCATTAAAAGTCCTCGGATTTTAAATTAGCAAGACGTTCGCGTTCGTCTCGCATGGTTGCTTCATGCTCGAACTGTCGAGTAAAGCTGGGGTTACTACCTACTTCAATCAGTAGGTCGTCACGTATCATTTGGTTTTTCTTCTCAATATTAAGGATGCGAGTGAAACTGTTGTCAATAGCGGCAGTATAATACGCAAAAGGGTTCTGCGATTTTGATTCATCGAATTGTAGTCCTATCTGTGATAATTGTAGCAAAGCTTGGCTACGCATTTCGTCTACGTAAGTGTAACCACGCCAGTTAAAACGCATACTATAGCGTTCTGTCAATAACATAAAACTTTTAGCCAGTTTATTAGTCATTGTTCCGTTTAAACTAAACTCACCAGTGACTACATCACCTTTCCAATGACTTTTGCCTACGCAGACTAAATCGTCTTTTTCAGCACCGTCTTCACTGTTAAACTTCCAATGTTGATAAGGAGGAAAATTTACTTTGGTATGATGATCTCCGCGGCTTTTGGGTGTCTTTTTACGTCCGGGCTCTAAAGGAATATGATCATGCGTCATGATTCTAAATACTACATCAGTTTTGGCAACTTTTTTATAGTCAATTTCAACTTCTGCTAATTTAGTTTTTGGGTTAATTTTTTGAGCTTCTGCCAAGGCTTTTTGGCTAAGTTTCAATGCTCTGGCACGTTTAGCGTCAGCAATAGTTCTAATATTAATTTTATCCAAGCTGGGCAAGATCAAGTCATAATCGCAGTATTCTGGCAGACTATAACTGCTGTATCTATTTTTGCTTAAATGGATTTCTTTCAACAACTCCTTGTTGGTGAGATATTGTTTTGCTATTGTGGGTGTTGTCGTAGTAGTCATAGACATAGTGTAACATCTCCTTAATGATAAAGTCAATACTTATTGAACAAATCGAGTTAACAATATACATAATTATACGATAAATATTGTTATGAGTATATATTTACAACCACGCAGTCCCATTGGCAATTTAAAAAAATTGGAGTTTCCTTACACTCCACAAGTTGAATACGGCGTTGATGTCAAGTATGATACATTTAGTCTTACACATACCAATTATCAGCCCTATGCTTACACACGTACTGAAAATCCTACATTAGGATTAACCTGTAAGTTTAGTGCTCATACTACTGATCACTTTAACCAAAGTGCTTTTGCCATTAGGTTTTTACAAACTTATACCAAAATGAACTATGGACGTACTGATCCTGACCGTGGCCTGCCTCCGCGCATTATGAGATTCTATGCCTACGGCGGGCAAATGTTTTATGACGTTCCTGTAGTAATCAGTAAGTTTAACATGACATTTCCAGAAGACATTGATTATGTACATGGCACAGTTGATTTTAGTGGACAGACAAAAGGACCAATAACTCGCGATCAATCTAACGCTTCTTTAGCCAAAGGAGATGAAATAGCAAATCAAAATCAAGTGGATAATACAATATGGTTGCCAGTGTTGTTTACTATACATATTACATTATTGGTTCAACAAAATTTAAGTTTAACTGTAAACGAATTTAATTTGAACGATTTTGCCTCAGGTAATCTAGCCAGTAAAGGATACATTTAATGTCTATGTATGATCATAAAAGTTATCTAGCAGATACAACATTTAATAAATTTTACTTAGATGTTGCTCAGATACCCAGTGTGCAAGATATGACAGGTAATCAAATAGTTGTACCTCCAGAATGTCAACATCGCATAGACTTGTTTAGTTACCAGCAATATGGTAGTAGTAGACTATGGTGGATTATTGCCCTGGCTAACGCTGATGTTATTAAAGATCCCTTGTGGGATTTTGTAGCCGGCATGACAGTGTTGGTTCCTGACAAAGGAGCATTGGTAAATCAAATACCTGAGGTTAGATAATGGCTACAAAAACCAGCGGCTTTGGTTATAGAACCGATCCACTTACTGGAAAACAGGGTTCTTTTCACGCAGGCGACGATTATGCCGCACCAACTGGAACTCCTATTTACACAAACACTCCAATGAAAGTTATTGACGTGCAGTCTAAAAGTACTGGATACGGTAATTTGGTAATAGCCCAAGATGAGCAAGGAAATACTTACAAGTTTGCACACCTTAATAATGCAAATGTACAAAAAGGCCAGCAATTAAACCCAGGAGATCAAATTGGTAATGTAGGTAGTACGGGTCGTAGCACTGCCCCGCATTTACATTACGAAGTTCATAATGCTAACGGAAAGGCAGTGGATCCTGACAGTAAAAATCCAGCCACCGGAAAACCCTATACTGACAATGCGGGATTTGAAAAAGGTAAATCATTACCTGCCAGTACCGGTCATGCTGATCATGATGTAAAACCCAATAGTAATCCTACACCCAATAAAACTACACCTGACAATGGTAAAAAAGAATCCAAAGATGACAAACAAAAAAGACAAAAAGAAGATAATTTAAAGAAACAGCCAGGTGCTAAAGCTGATAACGGACCGAGACCTGGTCCAAACGAAGTAGGAATCCTGGAAAATCCTTTAAATAAATTATAATGGCAACATACTCATACTACACAAGATTAACATTGGTTCATCCTAAAGATGTTAATAGTCTCGACATAACCAAAGGCAGAATCGTCGCCGAAACAGCTACGACTGGAAAATTTATAATAAGCGATTTGAGTTGGGACAGTGCAGTTGCACCTAATCATAATACTGCTATTGCTTATGCCATTCAAGGAGACTTGAAAATTCTTGAACCGCTAGGAGTTCGTTTTTTAGATTATCTTAGATTTGCGGCCTTGGAAGTAGGATTAGATAATCACTTGGATTCGAGATTTTTTCTAGAAATAGAAATTGTTGCAGAAACATTACCAGACAATAAAAAATTTAGATATATTTGGCCCATTATGTTTTTAGCCACTGAAGTTAAAAATACGATAACTGAAAAAGGCACTGAGTACACTATTAAATTTATTCACACAGGACATCACCCACAAACAGACATGGTTCAGCCTATTAAAGAACCAGTAAAGATTGATGGAGTTAAAACTGTTAAGGAATACTTTAAAGACTTTGGTCGTAAATTAGAACTAATGGAATTTAAGTATGCTGAAGCTGGACAAAAAGCTGGCAAAGCAGGCGAACCTGGTGGAGATCATCCTGCTGCCAAAGATGTATATCATGATGAATACCATTTTATTATAGACCCGCGAATAGAAAATTATCATGTATCCAGCAAAGGCGAAAGTGATGGCGCTATTCAAGGCAGTTGGTTAAATTATTTGCCCTTGGTGCAGGAAAGATTTACAGTAACAGCAAAGACAGGTACAACATTAATAAGTCAAATTCAAAGAGTACTAGCCAGTTGTAAAGAATCCAGTGATTTATACTTGGTAAATTACGGAGACACGCCGGGTGCGGGTAAAAATGCCAGCCAAAGTAGCGAAGCAAACAAAAAAGAATTACAAAAAGTCATGGGCAAGATTTATAGTTTCTTTCGCGTTGAAACTCATACAGTTTATAAAGAGTTTGATTATGTACGTGGACGTTATGCAGTTAAACATATTTTTATTGTCTACATGGCACTGCAACCTAACTTATATCAATATCCCGACGAATTGGATGAACTTAATAAACCAGAAAATAGAGGAAAAGTTGAAACTAAACTTAAAGCCTACATTCAAGAAGGACTATTACGCAAGGCCTACTACTACCAGTATACTGGGTTGAATACTGAAATATTAAAATTTAATATGGCTTTGAATCAAGCATACTACTTGCCCAGTTTTCCAATGGTGTGGACTGACAGGGGAGTTGCAGGTCCGGGCCGTATGAACTCTTATAACTTTAATAGAAATATTAGTCCTTATGCTCGTAGCAAAGAGGATGCGGCCACACGTAGAGAAATAATAAAAAATCAAAACGAAGCACAAAAATTAGCCAAACAAAAACGAGAAGAGAAAAGTGAAAGTAAAAGAAAAGAATTACAAAAAGAAATTGATAAAAGAAATGAAGCCATAGAAGATTTAAAATCCAAGACACGCACACAAAACCCCGATCCGGTTGCCAATACCACTATCACAAACAGAGCAGAATTTTTAGATAGCCTAAAGAATTTGTATATTGAGGATGTTGACTATCATCAAGGACTTACTGCGTCAGAAGAATATGGCGCGGCACATAGACCTCGCATGGAACCCGACGAAGGTGTAAAAAGATTAGATCAAAAGAAAAGTGAAAATGAAGGCCTGATGGAAAAAATCTTTACAGTGCAATTGGGCGCCAGAGATTTAGTCGAGCTAGACTTGGACATTCGTGCTGATCCTTATTGGTTAGGCAGCCCAAATATGATTTTATCTGGTAAAAAGAACATTGAAAAATTAGGATTGCCCCCAACAGTATTAGAAAAAATAAACGAAGAACTGCCCAAGATCGATCCAAGCTATAATACAAGAACTAATTCTTGGGGAGATTACGATCAGGCAGCAAAAATCTATAAAGGCGCAAATTTATTTTATTTGAATTGTCAATTGCCAGTTAACGATTTTGGCGAAGATGATCTTATGAAGTTTGATCAAGTTGATCAGATTATTGGCATTTATCAAGTGTTAACATGTAAGAATGATTTTAAAAACGGCCAGTGGACACAAACATTACATTGTCTTAGAGATTTAACTATACCCAGTAAATACTTGCCCAGAGCCAGTATTGGCAGCACAACATGGGAAGACTTTGTAAATGCAGCCATAGCAGACCCAGTACGTGCATTAGACGGAACAACAAGTTCAACCGGGGCAACTAATTCTAACGGAGCAAGTACAGCCGGCCCGTTTCCCGCTAATAATGCCAGCAACACAAGAGCTAGCCAAGATTATCCAGTGAATCCATCAACCAGTGTTCCCCCTAGACCGACAGGCCGCGACAATTGGAAAGCACAACAAGTTTGGGATTCTAAATATGCCAGCGGATGGAATCCGGATGGCACTAGTAAGAAGGTCAAGTAAACATGCCTACAAGAAGCAGAGTAGCCGGAGCCTACGGACAAAATAGAGTACCTAATAAAGACACAAAAACAATAGGTATATCAGACAGTCACGGTGTTTATATCGGTACAGTTAAAAAGAATGATGATCCACAAAAAATGGGTCGTATACAAGTATATATAGAAGCATTTGGTGGCAAGCCCGATGACCCGGGAAACTGGATTCCTTGCAGTTATGCCAGTCCTTTTGGCGGTGCAACCAGCATATTAGAACAAGGTGCCAACGTCGAAGAATACAGCGACACAATGAAAAGTTATGGATGGTGGGCAACTCCGCCGGACATAGACAACAGAGTATTGGTTGCTTTTGCAGATGGTAAGATAGAAGTAGGTTACTGGTTTGCCTGTTTGTTTCAACGCAATACACAAGTCAGTGTGCCGGGCTTGCCTGCAGGTAAAACACATAAGGGAGACAATCGTCCGGTTGCTCCGAAAAACAAAAGAGATAAAGATACTGACTTAGAAAAATTTGTCGAACACACACCGGTGTACACTGCATTAAAAGTACAAGGCCTAGAAGAAGATCCCTTACGTGGCACAACTACCAGCGGCGCCATGCGAGAAAGTCCAAGTCGTGTATTAGGTATACTGACTCCGGGACAACATCAGTTTGTCATGGATGATGGCGACAAAGACGGCAATAATAGATTAATTAGATTACGCACAGTGGGCGGCACACAGATATTATTGGATGATGTCGCTGGCCATATTTACATGATCAGCAAGGCTGGCGAATCTTGGGTAGAAATAAGTGCCGACGGCCAAGTACATATCTATGGCAGTAACGATATAAACATACGAAGCGAAGCCAATATAAATTTGCGAGCAGATAAAGATGTCAATATCGAAGCAGGTCAAAGTATTAATATTAATGCAGGAGATAGTGTTAATATAAATGCGGCCACAGAGTTGACAACACTCGCCGGCACTGATACAAAAATTACTTCCGGACAAACCAGTAATATTAACAGTGCAACTGGCCACTATGAAACAGCTGGTGTTATACACATGAATGGTCCAGAAGCCGCACAAGCTACTGCTATACCACAAAATAGCCTAACTGTAAATCAAAGTATTACTGACAGTATATGTACAACAGTTCCTGAACATGAGCCTTGGAAAGGACACGCAGGTTCTATAAATCCAGTCGGGCCCGGTAATCAACAAATGAAAAAAGATCCTGCACCGGATCAAACGCCTCGACAGCCCAAAGAAGGCGAAGAAGGAGCACCTTTAGACAAATCTAAGCAAGAAAAGGCCGACGAGATTGCATGTGCCACAGCCAAAACTAGTGATGCCGCTGTAGATGTCATTAAAGAAGAAAATGGATTTACACCAGTGAACGTTAAAGACGGCGACGGACAAAGTGTGGGATTTGGATCAGAATTACCTACAGATGATTCTGTTGCCAAAAATAATCAGTCAAGTAGAACCAGTGCCGGGATAGGTGAAGATCCTGAACCCGATGGATTTTTATCGCAGTCTATAATTGAAAGTAAGACACAAGGTGATACCACAGATGTAGCCATGGCTACAACCGAAGGGTTACCAGATTATTTTGCATTGCCAGCATCACAACCTGGTCAAGGAACAAATAAAAACTTATTGATGCAGGCTGACAATCAAGAAGGTCAAACAGGCGACAACGATACTCCCAGTGAAGGGGATAGTTTTGTTAATAAATTAAATCAAGACACTGCCTTGCAACAGGCCGATGCGTCATCGCCCATATTACCTTCGTCATCGTTGAATCAAGATGGTTTGGGAAATATTAGTCCTGCATTGGCCGGCGGCCTGGGCATAGGAGCCGCTACATCAGCTTTAAAAAGTGCATTGCCAAATACAATACCAGGACAAAACATTGTGCCGGACAATGTTAGTTCTATATTGAGTCAGGGCGTTACTCCAGAAAAAGCAAATCAAATGCTGTTAAATGATATTAGCAAAAGCGAAGATTCTGTCAAGAACATGTTGTCTGGAGCAGGAGTACAAAAATTACCGCAGAATAGTTTTGATAGTTTAATTAGTTTTCACAATCAAACTGGAGATGCCAGTTATGCTTTTGTCAAAGGTGAAAAAATTGATCTAACAAGCTTGTATCAAAACGGTGAATGGGATCGTGCAGCCAGCTTTATAGCCGCAGACGAGCGTGATCGCAGTAGACGTATCAAAGAAGCTTCCATGATGAGTTATAATAGTTATGGTACACCAGCCAGCGAAGAAAGTATTGTTAGTAAAGGCTTAAATAAAACCAATGAACTAATTGGCAAAGGCATGTTGAATCAACAAACAGGCACTCCAGCAAGCTGGCAACAAACTATGGCCGCAGGTACAAGCTATTTTAATCAAACAGGCAAGTTGATGCCAACTTTGAATTCTGCTACCAACTTAAATGTATTGAACAATATCAGCAGTGGATCGGTTCTTAGTTCGTTAAAGCGTCAAGCAGGGCCATGGCCTTATTAAAACTTGATACCAGTTTCTCGCTGTAATTTTTCTTTGATATTATCAATATCAACAAAGCCACGCGACACGTAACGTTGATATCGTTCGACAACTTTGTTAGTTACAATTGGCCCGGGAGAATGTTCGTATATACCAGGGCCAGTGCGGATCCCATTAGTGTGATATAATGGTGCTCTGCGTAAGATTTTATTTTTGATATCTTCTATAGTTGTGTCGACTGTACAAAGTGTTTGACCATCGCCTGCAATACATGCAACAGTATAGTCGTGCAGGTCGGCACGAGTTTGTGCATTGACATTGTGTATGGAAGAACTAATATCAAAACCCTGTATTGACCAATTTATTCGATCAGTGTGATGCGGGGGTTTATTTTTAAAATAATCTACAATATTATATTGACGTTTGATAGACAACGGAGTTAATATGTTGTCTAAATAATTTTGTTGCTCTATAGTTCTGCAGATAATATCTACATCTCGAGGCACCCAATTAACTGTGTAGAATTGTTTTGCTATTTGATGCGTCAATATTCCGCCTGCAATGTACGGGCCATTCTCTATATCAAACTTGACATATTGACATAGATAGTCAACAATATCAAATGATTCGGCCGGTTGCATTATAAATTAATCGATCCAACTCGGTTTGATAGTCTTGCCCGAGTCTGCGTTTTTCGTAGATAATCTGCAATAGTTCTTTTCCATCGCCAAACTCATTAGTGCCTGCGCCGCGACTTTCTAATTCTTCAATGAGATCTTCTGTGTCGAATTCAGAGATATCAACGTCTACTTCTACTTCGGTATAAATTGTTTTGTAAGTCATTGTGATAATTCTTCCATAAAAGCTTCATGTATAGGCTGATGTGCTACAGCTTTCAGCCATCCGTTGTTAATGCATTCTAATATCAAACTTCGATAATTTTCTGGGCATCGTTGACTAATTTGAAATCCTGCCCTTGGCACAAGGCTAATACCATCAGGACTAAAATGAAAATTGTTCATTCCTGAATGCCAAGTTTTAAATGTAATTTTAGGTGTTGAATAAGTAATTGTCATTTTTTAAGATTCTCCATAACAAGTTTCTCAGCATCTTCTTGCCTACGTTGTAGATCGCACTCGACGGCTTTGATAAACATTAACTCTGTAAGCTCGGCCATAATTCTTTTACCAGGAGCTTCCAAATGCGAGTATTGGGCATTGATATCGCTAACATAGGATTGATCTCGATTTCTAACCATAGCCATTAATTGAGCGGCCAGTATTGAACCAATTTCTTTTTCAGTTAGCATTTTAGCGTCCTCGTTTGAGACTTTCCATGAAGATAATTTTGCCAACATTGTCGCCAAAGTCTTCTTCACTGTTGATGATATGTAGCGACGAATAATGTTCGTCTTTTCTATTGTCATATTGAGTAACCTCCACAATTTTACCGCCGGCGGCTTCGTATACAGTAAATCTTAAAGGGTTATTGTTTGAACCTAAACCCTGATCATGTCTTGTGCTAACAAGCCGGCTGGGTTTAGATGTTTCTGCTATATCGCTTGGAAATATGAAATTATGTAATTTGCGTCTTAACCAATTAGTCATAAAAAAATCCACTTTGTTAAAGCTATATTGTATAGCACAAAGTGGATGTTGTCAATGCGAATGGTAAAATTAACTGTTTATAACTGCACGAATTCTTGTTACTAATTCTTCGCTATAACCAGCGAAAGAATCATTTGCTGTGTCAAGCTCAAGTGATTTCTTTGATCCCGTAGTG